AGAAGCTGAATTTGTAAGGTATTGACCGTTTACAGTTACAGCAACAGGTTCGGCAAATCCAACTGGTAACGTAAATGTGTTCTGTGAGGTGCTACTGATGATATATTTGATCACGCCTCGATCAAACGCATAGGTCATTCCGCTGTAGCTACCTGTTCCAGAGTCAGCAAGCTTGGCACCAATTACAATCATTCGAGCATTGTCTGTTTGTGCAATGCTGGAACCAAATCTTCCTCCGGGTGCAGCAACTTCCAATGTATCAATGTATTCGAATTGTGTTTTGGCGCTGACAACAATGCTTGCACCAGCTGCTGGTATGGTGTTAAACACAATGTCGTTGGCAAAAGCACTGTCGTTTTGAAAGTCGTAATCAATAAATGGTCGTTGCAGAATGCCATCCACAGAAACAGAAATATTCCAAATGTTTTCAACAGTGTAAAGATAAGGATCAACCGGGAATATGTAGTTGTTGGAAATACCACTTCCGCTGATGGTAAAATCTTCAATTCCGCCCGAGCCGTCGATATCTGTGATTGTGATAACCAAGTTGTTGGCCGGCGCAGTGGGACTGGTTGGTAAAGAATTGTCGTTGGCCAACAAGTTGCCGTTGATGGTAACAGTGTTACCGATTGCATAACCTGTGCCAGCAGTTGTCACTGAAGCAAAATATTGACCACGGGTGTTGGTTACTGTAAACTTAGCCCCTACACCAGACCCCGATGTGCTGTTTTGAACAACTTCATAGAATGTTGTAGAATCTAGCAGTTGAGCCTGCTTTCTCTGTATGAATATTGACTGTCCTTCTGGGGGCAAGTTTACCAATATCACACTGGTTGCATTAACAGTGTAATCTGTGGGATAGCTCAACAATTTGTTGTTGTAGACCACACTGAGTTGCTCAGGCTGTGCTGGATCAATTTCTATAGATTGATTATAGGGATAAATTTTGTTTATGCCGTCTGTGGTATAACGAATTTGTTGAAGCTCTACATCTTGTCGTGCAAAAGCATAAACTTTGTTGTTTCCAGGAGCTCCAACAAACATCCAACGTTCGTCTTTGCTGACAGACACAGAGTATCCAAATTCACCAGTTCCAAAATCTTGGTCGGGTGCCACCAGCAATTGACGTTGTTCAAATGCATTACTGTCTTCGGCTCTGAATATTGCAGCAGCATATCCCATGTTGGAATTTGATGCGCTGGCACCTGCAGCAATCCAACTTTGATTGCCTATGTCCACAGCATTGCCATATCCCAACGTTCCTGTGGTTCCCAAATTCAAGAAAGCGTTTTCGGCGTATTGATTTTCAACATCTTTGATATATGAATATACAGCACCAATGGCTGGAGCATTGTCAGAAATTCTGTATCCAGGTGCGCCTGCAACAGCAATAATATTATTGGTGCCCTGAGCAACACTGTAGCCAAGTTGGCTTTGATATACGGGAGTTCCTTGCGGAATATTTTTTGACTGTATTTGTGTAAACGGTGTTTGTTTTTCTAAAACAGTCCACAGTCCTGCACCATTGTTGTCAACCCAGGCTCGAGCACCTGCTGTTAATTCGTTGGCATAACTGAGATTGATTACATCGCTGGCCTGCGATACTCGCATGGTGCGTAGCACCACTGCTACTCCTTGTCCAACAATGTCTCTGGTCACTGACAATTGAATTACTGCTGTGTTGGCCGTTGGAGTTGCCAATATTCTATACACTCCATCAACTGCGTCATCAAAGTTTCTAATTATGATAACGTTGCCTGTGACCAGGCCGTGTTTCTGACTGAATTGCACCACACTGGTGCTGTTTAGATTGGTAGTTATTAGTTGCACATTGCCAGGCACACCCTGACAACGAAATACACCCCAGTCGTAGGCATTGACTTTGGCTGACCAAATGGTTGTTCCAATGCCCACAGTGTCTAACACACCTGGTGCAAATCCCAATCTGGCATCCAATGAAAACACAGTAATATCAACATCGTCCAGACTCACATAACCAGCAGTGGGCAACGCAGCATCTTGAATTGATGTTGTGGTTGTTGGGAACACATCGGGACTGGTAATTTTGTAGCTTTGACGCCAAAAGTTGGTGTATAAAATCTGTTGATCGGCTTCACTGACTTCACCTACATTTACAATTTGCACTGTGGCAGGATCTGCGTTCAAATCAGCTTCGTTGAGTCTTAGTTCAACAAAACTCTTGTTGGCATTTGCGCCATAGGTGCCCTGAAGAATAGCCCAATTTTCGTAGAGATCGTATTCGGCAACTTCTTTGTTGGTTTTAGCATTGCCGATTAATTGAACGGATCTGATGGTTCCTTTGTCCTTGAGGAACTGTTGATATACATTGACCTGACTAATGTCATTAAGATTCAAAGCAGACATGTATTGTCTTGGTCTGAATCCGATCAGTCCATAGGCCACTAAATCCTGGTCTGTTTCAAGGTTTGCATCGTTTATGCTATAACTGTTGGCCAGCTGGTTGCTGAAATTGGGCAAGTTTTGCAGCAGGCCCCGTTGAATCTTTGTATAGTCGCTCTTGACCCAATCGCCATAATCAAATTCAATCTTGGGCTGAACAATGGTTTGTGCAGACCAATAGTTGTTTTTGTAGATAACAATTTCGCCCTTGGCATATTTTTTATCGGGACTCCAGTTTTCAACTGTTGCATCATTGTTGTAGATGAATCCTTGTGCATCTAACTGTCCGTTCCAGTCAGAATTTATCACCGCGGTAACATTGACTCTACTCTGTCTTGCACCTGTCACTGGGTCGTAAATCAAGTCGTTGAACACACTGACATTGTCTAATACAACCAAGCTTTCGTAAGAGGTGAACTTGAGATTGAGATAGCTGATGGTTTGTTCGGTCAGCGAAGAAATTTTAAAAATATTCTCAAATCGATCAACGACCAGGTCACGCACAGACACAGTAGTTCTATTTTGATCAAGGATATTGTTTTCCGGGGTCTGCGCCACAATACTGTCTATGATGGCTTGATCTCGAAATGCAGTGATACTGAACGCCGACGGGTTCAAGTTTATTATCGAACCTGGTTCCCAATTCTGATTGGCATAGTATAAAAACTCCTGGGCCATTTGATCCCAGTTTAGATCATAACCATTTTGTCTGTCAGTGAACAACAGTCCGCGGCTGGACAGCAATGCTCCGTAACTCAGTAAAAAGTCAAGCACCACGCTCTTGTTGGTGAATACATATCCATAGGGAATTTTTACAACTTGGTCAGTGTATTGATTGGGAACAGATATGCTTTCGCCGCCGGCAAAAATAGTTTTGGTAGTTCCGTAAGGTTTGCTGGTTAGAATTTCAAAATATGGATTTGTTATACTGTATCCATACACTGTATATCCACCCTCGACTACTTGAACAATTACCGAGGTATAGTTAATTTGTTCAAATGGTTGGTTTTTATACAACAATAAATTGTAGCTTTCGTCGGGCAGCAACAAACTAGAATTCAAGCTGTTGGGGCTGGACTTTTCTGTGTAAATTTTAAGATATTGCTTGTCTGTGAACGCGCCAAGTCTGTAGCAAAGTCTAACATCTAGACTTTGTAAATCTTTTGCGAGACGGTCGCTGCTGTTGATACCGGCCTGTTGATTGTAATCAATGATCCAGTCAATGAAGCTGGCTTTGCTGGTGCCGTTGCCGTAGACTTGGATACCATTGGCGTCCAGACGATAGCGACCGTTGTAAAGATACTGGTCGTAGTCTGTGTCAAATTTGTAAAGATCTCGATCAGCAAACAACGAGAAGAATTCTGCTGGTCGTGTCAGTGCCAGCAAACGCATTACAGCAAAAGGATAGCTGGAACTTCTAGTCCAAGAGTATTCCACTGGACCGCAGTCTCCAAACACCCAACTCTTTTGAAACTGACTGGCATCGTAGAAACCAACCACACAATTGAATGGGCTCAGCAATTCTCCTTCGGTGCCATTGGGAATAATCTCAGTTAACTTGGGACGAGCATACTGCGGAAGATAATATTCGCCTGCAGGGTCTGCTACTTTACCAGCAGCAAGATCGTCCCATAACACCAAGTTGTCGCTGGTATATGGTGCAGCGCCGTAAACGTCTTGCCACCACGATGGCTCTATGCTGAAGCCCAACATTTCCCAGGGGGTGGTATTGGGACTGGTGGTATCATAGAACCAGCGATACAGGCCGCGCCAGGCGCCCACAGGCATGGGACTTTCGTTGGGGCCAGTTATCTTGTTGCCAGACGAAATGTAGTTCCATGTAAATTGATTGTTGGCATTGTAATCTTGTTCTTGATAATTGAGTTTGTTCCAACCAATCCAACTCAAGAAGTCAGCACTCAAAATTTGATTGATTTCGGACAGTGTATAATCAGTGGTTCTAAACTGTCCTGGAATTACATCTTGTGCTGTCAACGGAATAATGCTTTTGATTTTTAAGTTGTTGAAAATTCTTGTTTCAAATTCCAACAACAACTCGTCGCGAAAGTCGCCAAATGCAGTGGTAAGGCTACCGTCGTGACCCTCAATCATCAGCTGAGGTGTCACATAGTTGGTGTCCACATAGATTCGAGGTCTAAATGCAGGATACAGTCCAAGCTTGGTTGGAGTATTTGGGACATAGTTACCGTATGTTGTAGCATACTCTCTGATGATCACAGTGTCGCCCACAGCCAGAGGAACAGTGATGGTAAGTCGTGGACCGTCCGAAGATACAGTGTAATCTTTGTTGATCATCAACAACACGTTGTTGAGATATACCAGCAGGCCTTGATAGTTTGAACTGGTAAAAGTATAGGTAGTAGACAGATCAAACACATTGGTGCTGATTGGTGTTATTTTGCTTGTTCGCTGACTGAATATCGAGCTGGCAGGCAACATGTCCGACCAATAAAATGGCGATGCTTCAGTTTTTCCCGAATTGATATCGTTGATAGCTGCGGTCAACATGTCGGGAATCGTGTAATTTGTATAGTCGTTACGAGTTACTGTGTCCAACAATTGTGCTTTGAATTTTTCATATTCGCGACTGTTGTATGATAGAGCATTGAATATATTGTATTCGTTGCTGCGCATGAAATAACCAGCCAGAGTCATCGGCGAACTCTGTTGGAGAATATTTTGTCCGTAAGGAATTACATTGCCAAGGTCTCTGATGTTGTTGGCACCGTTGATTGGCCCAACAAGATTTTTAAGATTTTGACCAATGGATTGATAATGAGATCTTATGGTTCCCAGCGTGAATGTTTGACTGTTTCCATTCAACGGATTGTTTTCAAGGTTATCCGGAACTTGATAAAAACCAAACTTGCTGACTTTGCTGCTGAGTGCGTCGACTTCGATCACTGATCCAATGCCATCAATGCGATTGATGTTGTTCAATGTAATTGTTGTGGTATCTCCAGAAACTGCTAGTGTGTAATCGGTTGGATCGATAAAAATTCCAGATATGTATAGTTGAACCGCAGGAAACACAGATGTGGTATCAACAGGAACATCCAATACCAATGGCGATCCATCATACACAAAACTAAATTGTTGTCTCACTACGCTCTTGTCAGCAGCAGGTTGCCAACCAATTTCTTTGATAAAATCTGTTCGTGTGCGATATTGACGAACATAGCCAGTGCTGATCATTTCAGTGGTAGATACGCTGTCTTTGGTATACACAAAAGAATCAGTATACAAATTGTTTTCAAATACAATATCGCCCACATTGCTAAGGCTAAGATACTTCAACGGAAATCTCAACACAGTGTCATCTGTGCCTGTTCCCACTGCATAAGAAAACAATTTACTACCCGCAAAGTTTGTGGATGGATATTTAAGTCTGTCGCTAAGGCTTATGCCAGCGGTATCATACACATCAAACAACGGTGCTTGATTAGTTTGTGTTTTTTGTTGTCCAGCAAACCATGTTACTCCATCAAAGTAAAAAGATTTGCCTTGTTGAAGCGCACCCGACAAACATACCACTGTTTGATTGAACAAAACTGTAGCGTCGCTGGCTGGAACCAGATTAATGATTGGTTGTGCTATCAAGGGTGACACCGTGTCAGGAACAATGAATTCAACCTGATAAATTTTGTTTCTAACGTTAGGATCAACGTCGGCGGCGAAGATCACTCGACTGCCGTTGATAAAAGAGTATCCATCCACACTGTAACCAATGGTGCCATTAATAGTGCTCAATGCGTCTGTGGCATTGAAATCAATGATATCAACTGGTGCTTTACCCTGGGTTCCAAAATTGTAAAGATGTGTGTTGGCTCTGAATTCAATGATGGGTCGCTTGGCTCGAAAATTGTTGTCTAACACCGCCACAGTGTTGTTGTACTCTGCGCTGGCATTGATAACGTCAATGTGAAACCAACGATTTGATCTAGACCAGGCATTGGAGTCTAGACTTGCTCTGTTTATGGTCAAATAATCAGGAACCAGTGGTTGATTTAAACTTGCATCAAAGTTTCCTACATCATAAGGTGTGCTATCGTATGGAACTGTGGCACTTTGTGTGTATGTTTCTGGCGTAACAAACTCGCTCACTGGCAGCAATTTGATTGCAGTGCCGACGCCTTCGATGTAGTAACTGTTGTTGGCGTAGGTTTCAGGAACAATATCGCCTACAAATGTTACTTTTAATCCATTGGTGAATGTCACACCGTTGGGGCTAATATAGTTCTTTTTGTCAATGATCTCATTGACGTTGAGCTGTCCTTGATTTGTTTGATCGACCAGTTCGATTCGACCAAAAATTTCAGGATCAGTTCCGTCTTGATAATACAACACAGATTTGACAGCAGACAGCAACGGAATCTGTTCAAACTCAGAACTTGAATTCTTGAACCACTGAGTGCTGGAATAAGTTGTGCCAAACTGTATGTTGAATTTTTGCAAATTTTCTATGTTATAGACACTTGTTAACTGTATATACTGACCCCCGCCTTCGGTATTAACATACTGCACTTGCCATACACTGCGCTGGACGCTAACATCGGTTATTGAAGTGGTTTGATCAAATAGTATACTATCATACGATCCCGGGCCACCAATTACCGGTACTGAAGGCGGAGCGGTTCGAATTAATGGATCATATTGTGTAGTGGCTTCCCAGCCACCACCCTCGGGGTCGGTGTTGGTTTCAGTGAATACCAAAGTTCGACCATTTAGATTTGTTATTCCATCAATGCCCGATGGAAACTGTTTGAAAAATTCATCTACAAAAACATTGTTTAGTTGATCAAACTGTAAATTACATATTAAATCTACTTTGCCACTGGCAAACGTTATAGGGGCAAGATTATAGTAAAAATCCTGTGCTGTGGTCAAAGGAACATTGAAGGTCACTGTGCCAAGGTCTTCACCGTTGTTGACCACTCCCAATACATCTCGACTGCTGATGTTTGGTGTGGCAATCAACTTCCCGTCAACACCGGGATCAACCTGTATCCAAAATCCTGGCCCAGTGCCCGGCACAGCATCCACAATTTCTATGTTGCCTACCATGTTTCTCTGCAAATCGTTGCAGTAATACAGCACATCCGGAGCGTCTTGTGGCACAGTAAAAGTGATTTTTCCAGTCACGGCACCATTGTTGGTTACACCGTCAGTGTATTGATTGGTAGTTCCCAGTGTTGGTTCTGTCTTGATAAAGAACTTGTATTCATTTCTAACCAGTGTGAACACATAGGTATTTCCTCGCACCAGTTTTAAATTGGGATTGTCTTGATAATCAATTACAAATGCACTGATACCTTTGCTGCTGACACGAAAATTTACTGTTTCTTTGGCGTTTTGTGCAACGTCAAACTTATAGGTTCCTCCGCGAACCAAACGAATCACAGGGTTATTGCCTGTTTGTTCGCTGAAAGTATAGACTCCGTTTTCTCGTGTCACAGTGAATGTGTCAGTCAGCGGAATGTCCCCTGAAAACACATTAACAGAATCAGGCCCAGCAGGTAACCAGTAGTATTGACTGAAGTTTGCAAATTTGTCTAGGTCAATAAACGGATCCCAGGTGTAGTAATCGCTGGTATACAAACGATCTGAGTTGTTGGTGTACCCGCCTGCTAGTCCCACAGCATCGGTTATACCTGGATATGTGATGGCGTCTTGAACTTGATTGGTGTCATATTTTTTCAATATCACACCCGGTTCAAGTTGATAATTTGTTCTGACGTTGGTGGTTTCTTTGATGTATTCGTCGTTGGGATTTACACCAGGACCTACTCTACGTCCCACAAAGCCTTGAATGGTTGTGAAGGCAGGCTCTTGAACTAGTTGATCCAGCGTAGCTGAAAGAAACTGTTTGTTTGTAGAAGTTTGAAAAATCTCAGGTAAAAATTCTACTGTTCTAACTCTCGCCATATTAAATTACTCCACTGCCTGGGGCTGTTCGAATATTGGTGCTTGTCAAGGCTTCAATCACTTCAATGTTATTTACTGTCGCTGCATTTACAAAAATTTGGCTAGGTGCTGATCTTATTTCATACAAGTCGCCAAAACTCTTTTGTGGGTCCAATGGCACCAGCACCACCGAGCTGATGACTCCTCCCATTTGATCATGCAGGTAAGAGGCCAGTTCTGAAAAATAGAAAGTATCGCCAAAGTCCCACTTGTCAATGCTGAAATATTCATTCATGTAAGTGACCACAAGATTTTTAATTTCACTCACACTGGCTGTGCTGTTGAATGCTTTGATTACTTTGATTGTGGCTCTCAGTGTATCGTCGGCTTTGTTGCCAAACAGCGGCTTGAACTCTACAGAATTCAAAATCACAGAGTCAGAAATCATTTTATAATCTTGCAAACCTTGATATGCAGTGGTCAACTCGTTTATGGTCGGAGGTGTTGGCTCGGGCACAGTGCCAGTAACATCTCGAACATAGTTCTGATATGCTGTGTAATACTGTGCGGTTACCACGTAGATATCAATGATGTTGGTTGTCCCTGGATCAATTCTTGAAGTCAATGGACTGTTGTGTCTGTATTGGAAATATAAATTCTGACGACCAGTTCTTGCCAACCAACTGTTGCTGACGTCAGTTAATGTTCTCAATCCAGTGGCAGGACTTACTGCCAATTGATAAAACAGTTCGCTTTGTGTGGCATAAAAAATTTGCCCGTTGACATACTGTTCCTTGACTAACTCAATGGCAGTTAAATTGGTGTATTCAGAATTTACTCGACCACTGGCAACCAACAAATATCTTTCAAGGTTGTCAAAGTCAACTGTTTTCTCTAAGAATACCAGTTTGGTTGTTGGATCCACAGCAGGCGCAACAATGTCGTTGAAGAAATCAGGATTGTCAGGAACACCGTCCGCGTCAGAGTCTTTGAAACTTACCAACACTTGGAAGTCGTCAACATAACCATCACTGAGCACTGGTTGAGCAACAATGTTTAACACAGCGTCTTCGGCCAAGGGCAATGCACTGTCGGGTCTGCTGTTTGTTTTAAGAACGTTGATAAAGTCTTGAATCACTGTGCCAGTGCGACTGTCATAGATCTGTTGATCACCGTAGTAGAAAAATCTTGTTTGTAGCAGCGAAGCAAACACATATTCAAGTGCTCGCGAAGTCACTGTGTAAGTGCTACCGTCAGTTACAAACTGAACCAACCAGCTGGCGTCAAGATTGGCACCAGAAGTATTTCCAGCATCAGCCAAACTAAATGCTTGATCTTGTGCCAGGTTAGTTGATGTTATCAGATACCAAGATCCAGCAGTGCCTGTTACGTCGCCTTGACTGTCGTATCCAATACCAAAATTTCTATTCAGCAAAATTTGATCGGCCATTTGTGTTTCAAAAGACAGCGGCAAATCTGTTATGAAAATTGGAATAACTTCAGCAGCAACTGCTCCGGTGGGCACAAAATTGTTCAATGCCACTGGCCCTAGTCCATTGGCAAAATTGCCCAGACCTTCATTGGTGCCATCGAGGTAAATGCTGGTGGGGCTGGCCCAGATAACTAGTTTTTCGTCGGCACGAGTAGGAACTCCTGCTTTGAGTCTGTTGTTGGAATCAAAGTAAAAACCTGCCGGAGGAACAAATTTCACAAGACTTTCAACAGTGATATATTTTGTATTGCTGCTACCGGTTCCAACGGCCACTGGATTTCCAAGAGAGTTTTTAAAGTATCCAGTTGTGGTATTGGAAATACTGGTGCTTTGATTCCAACTCACACTCACCGGGATCAGACTGGGTCTGGGAAATTCAGCATAATAAAACTGCTGCATCAAACTGTTGCGCAACAATGGCTGAATTTGGTTGGCAATGATGTTGGCTACTTCGTTGTTGCTGGCATAGGTAAATTGAAAGCTGGGAGATCCATAGTTTTCATACAGTGCACCATCGCTGCCAAACACATTGGTTGATGCATATTTCCCTGTGCCATCGATCAGCTCAAGATATCTACTGGTGCCAATCGACGCACGATTCAATGCCTTGCTCTTGAGAATGGAGTTGTAGGCAGTAAATGGAAAATTGTTGTAGTCTTCGCCGTTGACCATGCGGTTCTGGGTGTAGTAACGAGCCGGTGCACGTTGCTTGATTTCGTCAATGGTTTCACGAGGTTGTGCATTTGAAACAGGTGTTGTGATTCCACAAGTAAATGTAATAGTTTCTAGCTGTCCTGTTCTGCTGATGTAGCTGATGGGAATCACGACGCTTTGCATTTCTTCAGGATTAATGATGTATTGCAATCCGTTGGAAGCACGCACATAAGTGCGGAACGTGCCCACCGGGATGGCACTGAACACACCATCACCAAAATTCAATGTGATCTGATCATTGGATCTGCTGGTAATAGAATACAGTCTGCGAACGCCAGGCTCGGTTTGTTCAGCTGCTGCTGCATACACGCTTTCTACAAATTGCCATTCGCTGGCCACGTTGCCTACATCATCAAGCTGATACAGCCAATGGTCGTCGTTGTTGCAGCCTTCAATATTGATGGGCACTGATCGATTGCTCACTCGGTCAGCAAGATTAAAGTCCTGACTCTGCAACACACCTTGTTTGAATAAAAAGAAATATCCTGTGTTGGCAGAGTTGAATCCCAGACTGTCGTTGCGAAATAAAATATTGAATTCGCCATCGGGCTGAGGACTAGGCTCATACACATAGTCTCTGTTGATGGTGGATGCGTTGACAGCTTCAAACGGCATGCTGATACCGTCCACTGTGGCAGTGTAAGGAATCACTGGCAAAAATCCTGGAACTAGATTCACGGTGTATTCTGCTGTATCAACACCCAAAATAGTTGTTCTATTCGCTGGACGTCCAATGCGCTGACTGCTGACCAAGCTGGCATTGATCACTGCTGCAAACTGCTCTTGCCAGTTGAAGTTTGTGGGGTCTGCCCAGTTAATGGTAACGTTGGCTAGATCAATACCGTTGACATCTATGACATTTTCTGTTGTTGTTACAGAAAAAATCTTGAGATAGCCCGATGCTGAAGTGTTACGCTTGGGTGTATAGCTGACCAAGTTGGCCAAGCGCACAACGCTGTCTCTGCGTTCAGCAGTGTCAAGATAGTTTTCTCTGGCGTTTAAGTCGTTGCGGAAAGCCAAACTTTGGCCCATAAACGCAATAATGTCCAGCAAAGCAATAAATTCCGAACTTTCAATGTAGTCATTGAATGTTTCGGGATAGTAAAGACGAAGGTAGTCAACAAAACTTTTTCTCAGAGTTTCAAAATCGTAGCTTTGAAAGTCTGCTTCGCGATAGGTCTGATAGATTCTTTTCCAGTCCTCGACCCCAAATATAGCGGTTTGTCTAGTAGTCTTAGCCATAGTAGTCCATTATTGTTTTATTTATGGAAACTAAAAACGGCGTAGTTAAACGTAGCTAGCGGTTCGTGTGTTTTGATCGAAGAATATTGCCAGGCGTTGAGGTTCTGTGCTGGGCACCAATATCAGTTCTACCTGCAGTAGAATTCCGTTTTGTTGCGGAAAAATTTCAATGTTGGAAATCTGTATGCGAGGATCGCCGCCAGCCAGTCTCTGCAGTTCGTTGATCATGGCTTGATCAGTTTCTTCGGACTGATTTTCAAACAAGTTGTCCCAGATGATAGTGCCAACTTGAGGGCGGCCCGGTATCTGACCTTGACGTATGTTGATAGCATTTAAGAAATCACGTTTGATCAATGCTGAATCGGTCAATGTAAACTTTTTGAATTGACCTTGTGTATTAAATCCAATGAATGCAGGCATAACTGTATTTAACTTGATTGAGAACCAGGCGCAAAGCGGAAAATGCCATTTTCATCTGTGTTTACAACTGTCACAGGAACTCGAACAATGGTGCCGTCGGGTTGTAGCACCGATGTGGTATTTGCCACGTCGGCCACTGCTGCAGGAATGTCAGTGTATTGCGGCACTGGCACCTTTGGATTGCCGATAATATCAGCAACTGCTTGATCAATAGTGTCTCGTTGTGCTTCAAACGGTCCAGTGGGCACAGTATCTATCAGATTCAAGTCTTCTCCATAGAACTCTTCAAAGTCAATGGCATATTGACCCTGGCGGGCAGCAGTAGACAACTCATCAACCTGTGCACTGTCAGCAAAACCATCTATCCATTGAGTCACTGAGTCTACCCCGTAAGTGGTTGCTGGCTGCACAAATGTGGCTGTGTATCTTGGGGGTTCGTTTCCTTTTAACACTCCGCGATCAACCAGTCCTGTGTATGCAGCAATTAATAACCCTACCTGCACCACATTTTGTAGAGTTTTATTGCTAAGGTAATCGTTGACTGAGTTGGTTCCAAACTGTCCAGTCCAGGTTGCAGCAGACTTTAGCACAGTATCTGGAGACACACCAGTGGCTATCAAATTCAATGCAGCAGGATTAACCAGGCCGCTGGCCACCAGAGCCGCAACATTTTGTCCATAAGTGCCCACACCGCGACTGGGACTACCTAGCTCAGGTCCAAGATACACTGGAAGGTTGCTTTCGTCTAGTTCCCACCCTGGATTTAAATTGCCATTATTGTCGTAGGCTCCATATCTGCCGGAATATTCAGCTGCCATTTGTGCAGTCATCACAGTGACCTGTGGCTGTGACAGCGGTCCTGCTGGTGCAACAGCCAGAGGTTCTGCAGCAACCTGTGATAAAGTCACCGGAGCTGTTATTGATCGTTGTTCGACTTGAGTGTAAATTTGTCCAGCAGCACTTTGTGAATCTGGTATTTCAACTGTGATAGGATTCAAGTTTACACTGACATTGGCTCCTTGACCGTGGCCCACAAATGGTTCGTGTGTGGGGGCGCGAGTCACTATGGTTTCCAATTTGTTGGGGAATGATGTCCAGCCGCGACTAGCTACAAATTCAGTGTCTGGCAATATTGTATTGGGAATCGATGGCGCCTGCGGCACCGAAGTTGCTTGTCCTCCGTTGAGGTTGATCAAACTTGCTTGAAAATTCAACTGAGAAGCACTTTTCATTGAAGCAGATCTTCCTTGTAGAGCCAGTGTGCCATCGCTGCGCATGCCCAAGAACTGTTTGGATGCGACCAGCGTGGTTTTTTCGCTGTTCAACAACAAATTTTCTGCGCTGTCGATCAATGTTGTTTTGGCACTTTTGATTCTGATGGAGCCACCGCTGAACATGTTGATGCCTCGATCGGCGTGAAAGTTCAACACGCCTTCGCTTCTTAGGTTGATAGAATTGGTTGCATACACATCTACTGTGCCTGATTTTCCAAATTCTATCCAAGTCTGACCATTGGCATGAGTGATGTAGAATGCATCACCGTCGTCACTCATGGTAATTTGATGACCTTTGGCTGTGCGAATACGTATCAGTGTGTCCTTGCCGTCGATGTCGCCATCGTCCATGACAAAAGTGTGACCGCCTTGACGTCCGATCACTGCGATGTCTTGCAGTCTTACTTGGCCACGTTCCAGAGCTTGTTTGAAAGTTTTTTCATCGTAGCCGCCCTGATAAATTGGTTTGCCAGGTGTGGAAATACCATAACAGTTGGACGGACTCTCGCGTTGCGCACTGCTTTTGATTGGTCCACGAATGGGATCCTTGGCAAGTCCTTGTTGAAACAAAATACCTTCAACTGTGCTCTGCACAGGTTTTTTCTGATCAAAGAATCTGGGACTGTTGGTAAATGCAGGATCAATGTCGTTGATTTCTGTTACTGCTGCTGTGGGAACGTCGCTCAACAGTTGTTGCTGAGTGGGGTTATTGGTTGCATAGTTTGCACTTGCACCAATGGCCGGAATCATGTGATTGAGACCGTCTTCGGGTATGCACCCAAGATAGTATCCTCCTGTGGTGGGATCGCCAGACACAAAGAAACACAGCACTCGGGTGCCAAGATCTGGTGGTGTGAACCACATACCATAACTGTTGCGATTTCCAGGATAGGATCCCACACCTGTGATACCACTTTGTTTGGTTGCGCCATAGAATGGAGAACAATATTTTACAGTTCGCCAAGATGACGTATCTTCAAGATTGGGACTTCCATCGGAGTTGGTAGATCCAAACTGCTGAATCCAAACTTGTAAACGGCCTGCCCGTGTGTTGTCGACATTGTTGACCACGATGCCGATGAATGGACCCATTTCCA